CATTGGGGTGCTTGCGTCTGTAGTCAGCGCGCCAGGTTTCAATGCAGCGCAGACGCAGCTCAGCTTCTCGCAGATCCCATTGGAGCTGTCTATTGATGCTGGCCAATTCCTTCTGCTGGTGGATCAGGTTGGCCACAATATCCAGCACCTGATTGAAACGCTGCTCAAGTGGTATGCCCTGGGGCTGTGGTAAATCGTTAATCATATTATTTTATTTATACACCACACATACCTTCACACTCTGATTGAAAATCAAAGTTGATCTGGTTTTTATTTTTGTCAGTAAAATCAATTTCTCCCAAAGGCTTGCAGCTTCTGTGCAGAAACACCTCCATCTGTAAGCCCCCAGGGTTTTCATTTTGCAATTTTCGATATGTAATATCAAAGGCCACAGCCTTTTGGAAATGTTCAGGATCATCTGTTTTAAGCCTTAGCCACTCATCATTGGAGTGAAAGGGGCAATAATAGCAGGCAGACCTTGGTGGCTCAGGATAATTATTCTTCACCATCCATTCAAGGCAATGTGCCCTGGTCATTCTCTTTTCAATCAAAGGCCATCTGGCTTGCTGCCAGGGGTAAGGCATTACCTTCATCCTTTGCATTTCATCATAGGAAATACCTATCCAGCTTGTGACAGTCAGCTGCTTCTGCCCCCACTTTATATTGCATCTTTTTTTTACCTCTTGAGTAATGGGCTTTACTTTAAAATCCGCAGTGCAGGCGCGACCTAGTGCAGCCCTTACCTCACCACTCTTAGTCAATCCAAAGACAGGGATATTTAATCTTAAATATGTCAGTGGCTTATCTGAATAAATTGATTTATTTTTTGTCCGTATTTTTAGCACATCATCTGTTAGGCTTCCCTTACTTACCCTGATCACAGGGAAAGGAAGCTGCTTTTCCAGCCACTCAAGCCATAGATAAACAGATGATGGCTCAGCTTGGGTATCAGCAAAGATTGCAAAGTCAGGCATTGGGGTGATCTCACCTTTAGCTGCCATCAATGCCAAGCAGGATGATTGAACCCCTGCCCCAAGGTTAAGCACATTATATTTTGTGGCTGTTGGGGGTTCAAAAAAACTCATAGGGCTTTGATCTGCTTGATGATCTCATCAGCCTGGGCTTGGCTTTCCCTAGAATAAAAGAAGCCCTTGCGCACTGCCAGGTCAGCCAGCTGCTTGGCCAGGGTGATGGCAGGGCTTATGGGCTTTGCCTGCAGCTGTGCCTTGAGCTGCTGAGCTTCTTCCAAGGCCAGCTGGTATAGCAGCCAGGTGTGATCAAAGGTGGCCTTGCTCACATATTGCTTGGCCTGGGCTTCAAGGGCTGCTTCAGCCAGCTTGATTGGGATAAGGTTACTCATTGGCCTTGGGCTTGGGCTTGGATGCCTTGGCCTTATCCAGCTGCCTGGCTGTGATGCTGATGGCCTTCCTGATGTGCCTATCAGGGATACCTTCAGCCAGGAGATCCAGGGCAATGCCCTGCTTCTGGGTGGCCGTCAGCAGATGTGCCTTGGGGTATCTGTAGCCAGCCTGGTTATTGCCAGCTGCAGCCTTAAGGAAAGGGGCAGGCTTATCCATTGGCCTGCGCGCGCTCATTGATGGCCTTCAAGAAAGCCTGGCACATCTTAGGGGATGTGGTCAGGTCAACCTGGTAAATGGTCTGCAGATTTCGCAGGGTGTCACCTTCAGTCAGCCAGCCCTTCTGCACCAGGATCTGGTCAGCAGCCTTGAGCTGGCCAGGGTTAAGGTGGCCTAAGCTATCAAAATACCACAGGGGATGGGTGGCTGGCATAGCTTCAGCTGCAGCAGGCTTGGCCTGGTAAGGCATAGGCTGCTGGCTGTAGGGCTTGGGCTTGCTGGCTGCATTGCCATCATCATCCATATCAGTGGCCACCCCTGCAATGGTAGCCAGGGCATATCTGCGGAGGTAGGTCAGGGCTGATCCTGTATCCTGCAGCTTACCACCACCCTTGATACCCAGCTCACCAAATTCAAAGATGTGGCCACTGATGTGAACCACCTTTGTCTGGATGCTTACACGCTCATCAGATGTGTTGGCCACCTGGATGAAGGCCAGGCCATAGGCAGCAAAGGCTGGCTTGATTTGGGCGAGTAAATCACCTAGCCCAAAATAGCTGGATTTGAAATGTGGATTGATGCGCTTGGCTTCCACATTCTCACAGCTGGCAATGGCCAGCACCAGGGCTTCAGTTGGGCTAAGCTTCCTGATCTCATCAGACAGCAGCACAGGGGTGAGGATGGGGGTGGTGGCCTGATCAGCAGCAGGCTGGCTGTCTTTGCGTTTACTCATTGGTGTATTGGGTGGGTGGGTGGAAAAGTGGGGAAGCTCCTGGAGGGATTTGAACCCACAGCCTTCTCATTACAAATGAGACGCACAGCCATTGTGCTACAGGAGCAGAAGGGCTTAACCCTGGGTGGCCTTGGCCTGCTTGCTCAGCTCAGCCTTCTCACAGGCTTGCAGATAATCTTCAAGGGCAGTGGGATTATCCAGGCTGATGCGCTTGGATTTGCCAGAAGCTCCAAGCCCCAAGCTCCAGGCTGTCTTGCCATTGATCAGCACAGGCTTCAGCTTGCGCGCGATCGTGCCACAGGGCAGGATGACATAGGGGGTGTTGCCAATAGGGGTGATGGTGGGGGTGGGTGTTTTAGCCATAGGATTATTATTTTCTGGGTGATAGATTGAGTGAGTGATCAAGGATCAGCAGGGCATCTGCTGTCTTAAGGGTAAGGCCATCCACCCAGGGGAAACGCCTGGAAGCTTCTGCCTTCAAAGCTGATTTCCAATTGGAGCTGCCAGCCTTGGTGATGCCCAGGCCAGCCTGCCAGGTCTGAGGGGATACCAAGATCACCCTGTGCTGACGGCCAATGCACCAGCCTTCAATCCAGCCACAGCTTTTGCCCAGCTTAAAGGCTGCGCTGCTGGGGATGATGCGGCCAACAAAGGGTGGCACTTTCTCCAGGTAGATGGTGCAGCCAAAGGGGATCAGATTGGCCAGCTCAGCCATATCCTCAGGCATAGGATGCAGAAGGATGCTGTTATCAGGGAGCAGCAAGGCAATGCCACCAGACATACCTGGATCGATTGCTGCTGCTGTAGCTTGGGTGAGTGTTGCCAAAGGTGGTTTTTCTGTAGGATTATCTTAAGAGTGCTGCCTTGCGCTTGGTGATGCCTGGGCATCTGCCAATGTCAAACCCCCTTTGCCTGTATCCATTGAAGCCCAGATTGTGGATGGCATACAGATCCACCAGGGTAGGCTTCCTGCCTGTGGCCTTGGTAAACCTGGCAGCATTGAGAGTGAGCCAGCTGTGCAGATAAGATCTGGCAATGGTGGCATCAAGGGCTTTGTGGTAAGGGTAGGCATCAAGGCCATTGGCTGCGCGCCAGGCTGTGGTGTCTTGCCAGCTGGGGTAATGGAATTGAGCCAGGCCAAGGCCAGCACCCCTATCCCCTACAGCTGCAGGATTTCCGCTGCTTTCAATGGCAATGATTTTATCCAGCTGTGCTGGGGTAATAGCTGCCATAGATGATGCGCAGGATAGCAGCAGGGCTGGGATGTATGTGATGCTGTATGTCATCCTGTATGTCATTTACGCACAGGCATTGCATACCCCTTCTGCACTTCACCATCTTGCCAAGTCACTCTGTAGCTCAGTGCCAGAAAGCCACCATAGGCAATGTGTGCATCCAGCCAGGCTTCAGTGCAGCCAGCCAGGGTAGCCAAGTGCTTCTGCTCATCAGCCAGGATCTCCTTGGCCTTCTTCAGCACAGCCTTCTCTGTCATATCCCCAAAGAGGATGCGATCATTGAGATAATAAAATTCCTGCAGCAGATTGTGCAGGCAGAAGGTGGCCAGGTCTTTGCTCATCTGCAGTGGTGGGGGGGTGTAATTCATATGCTTGTTATTTGCTGACCTTTGGCAAACGGGATTTAGCGCGCAGCTTGGGGGTGTATCTTTTGCCATCAGCCACCAGCTGTGCTTCCTTGCAAAACCTACCCACTGTATCCTTTGAGCAGCCAGCCAGGGGTGCTATCTTATAGATAGGCCAGCCCTTCTTAATGAGTGGTGGCACGATCTGCATCAACTTTTCCCTGCACACATCTTTTCTATAGGGCTGCTGGTGATGCCAATCAATGGCCAGCAGCTCTACATATTTATAAGCTGAACACTCAGTGAGTGCCTGGCCTTTCCAGACCAGCCTGCCAGCCAGGTCAGATCTGGTGATGCGCTCAGCATTGGCCTGCTCAATGATGGGCTTGAAGGCCATCAGCCTTTGATGCAGCAGTGGGCTTACCAAGTGGCCATTGGGTGCTACCACTTTGCTTTGGGGGTTTCGTTTCTTCATAGGTTTATAGGGTAGATTATTTATCCCACCTGATCTTCACCAGGGTGGGGTGGCGCATTGAGCCATTGGGGGTGATCTCCTGGCACTGCACTTCAGCCACCTTGCCAATGTAAAGGTGGGGCTGGTCACTGATAGCCAGGCGCAGCTCATCACTCAGGCCAGATCCAACAGCCACCACTGTGCCCAGGTAATTAATCAGCAGCGCGCCAGCTGCACCATCAAACCTACCCTTCCCAGGGACAAAGCCCACAATGGGGCAATCATAGGTTTCAGATCCCTTCAGCTTGATCCAGGCTTTGCTGCGCTTGCCCTGGTAATAGGGGGCTTCTATGTCCTTAAGCACCACACCTTCCCAGCCCAGGCTGATAGCCTTCTGCACCAGGGCTTCAGGATCAATGCAGCTGGTGGTGATGGTATCAAAGATGGGCACTTGCTTGATCCTTTCAGATGAGTGCAGGCCAGCCTTATCAAAGGCATCAGTGATGGCCTTCCTTCTGTCCAGGTAAGGCACACCATCAGTGGCCACCCAGCCTTCTACCCAGGGCAGATCAAAGATGGCAAAGATACCATCAGCATCTGTGTCATCCTTCTTCATCAGCTTGCCAGCCCCATCATAGAAGCCAGCACCAGCAATGGCTTCACCATCAAAGCTGCAGGGCTTGCCAATGGCAGCACCCAGCTTGAGCAGATCAGGCGCGCAGCTACCCAGGGTGGTAAGGGGGTGGCCGTTTCTGGTCTGGAATGTCACCCACCCTTGGGCTGCATCCACTGTGGCAATCACCCTGATGCCATCCAGCTTTGGCTCAATAGCCCAGAAGCGATCACCCAGGGTATCCAGATTGGGCAGGCTGGTGGCCAGCATAGGGCTGAAGATCTTAAGCTGCATAGGTCACTTGCGCTTGGATGTGAACAGGGCACACAGGCTGATGCCCAGCACAATGGGGATCAGGATGGTGAGGAAGAAAAGCACCAGGCCATCAATGCCTTGGCTGTAATCCTGGGGTGACAGGGGCTTGTCATAAGCAGCCCTGTGATTTGCGGGGGTGGTGGTGTGGTTTTTCATAGGGGAAAGATTAAGCCCAGATGCCAACAGCCTTATCCCAGCTGCCAACAGTGCAGCCCTTGCGCACCAGGCCGCACTCATTATAAGAAGCTTCCCTGGTGTAAGTGCGCAGGGAAGCAGGCAGAAGCCTGTAGCACTTATGGCCACCCTGGATCAGCTTCCAATACCTTAGCTGCTCAAGGTGCTTCTTCTGGATATCCAGGGCATCAAGCCACATCTGGGTATAGGGGGGGCAATAAGCTATCAAAGCCAGGTCAGATACCTTGGCCATCTCCAGCTTTGCCACCCAGAAGGGGGCTGCATATTCCAGCTGCTGCATTGTCCAGGTCTTGAGATCAGCACGATTGGCAGGGGCGTGGGGCTGGGGCATTTGGTTTGTCATAGGTGTGATGATATGTGGGTGAGAGTGATGGGAATGATCAGGCATTTTTAAGCTTAACAAGCTCAGCAGAAATCTGAAGAAATTGCTTTTGCAGCTCCTTATGCTTCTTACTGCCTTTGGCATAATCCTGCATTTTTGCCCAGATGAAGATATATTTTTCATCAAGGGCTTTGATCTGTTCAGCAATGGTGATTTCGTTTTTCATAGGTGGTATTTGGTGTGACCCCCACACCTTAGGCAAATGATGTGCCACCTGTCCAGCCCTAAAAGCAAATCATTTTAAGGTATCCCTGGCCTTATGCCTGGTGGCCTGCCTTTTCCGCAGCCAGATCACCTTGGCCAGCCTACCAGCCTTGGCCGTTTCCCCTGCTTTGGTGGCCTTCCTAAGCCATTTGGCTAGGTCAGGCAGGCTTGGCCTAGGGCTGGGGTGCATAGGGGGCTTAGAAGGCCAGCCAGCTGGGTGGGGTGCAAGCCTTCACTTCTGCCCCCTATCCCCAAAGCCCAGCCCCTTCCAGGCCAGCGCGCCCCCAATCAGGATACAGCTCACAAATAAGCCCAGGCTGAAATCCCTGCAATTCACCAGGGCTTGCTTGGCACTGTTCAGATTTCTTTCTAGGTTCTTATCATCAGCCACAAAGGTCTGCCCTGGCTGATCAGTGATCAGGAGTGCCATCACATTGCTATCTTGCAGGCTGTCTAAAATAAATTGGGCTGTGAAGTAAACAGTGGCAGCGCAGCACCCAGATATGATGATGCTACCCACCACAGCAATCAAGAGATTGGCAGGGTGCATCCCCCAGATCCTGGGCTGTGTTTCACTTCCTGCCATTGCGTTTTGTCTTAGCTTTCTTGGTGGCCTTCTTCAAGCCTGCTTTGGCTTCATTCACTTTGCCCTTCATCTTAGCTTCCAGAAATTGCAGGGTATAGTTTAGGATTTCAGGGCTGGCAAAGCCTGCTATGCCACAGATGCACACCCTAAGGTTTTCACTCTGCACATAATCCCTGGCAGCAAAGTTAACGAAATAGGCAGTGACCATAGCAGCTGCACCTGATCGCAGCATATATCCCCAGGATGGCCGATCTGTGCTGAGCAGCTGGCGCGCGATCATAGCTGCACCCCCAAGCATTGCACTGATCACCCCCTGCTTTAGTGCCTCATCCCCTGTGATACTTTCAAAGCCTGCTGATGGTGCTGCGCTCATTGTTCAGTGGGGGTAGGTGGCTCAGTGGGCTGGGTGGTGATTGTCTCTACCTTTGCACCTGGAGTCAGTAGGGCTTTGACCATCACCCAGGTCTTTACCCCCAGCACCAGGAGTGCCTGCAAGCTGGCCAGCCCCAGGGTGACACCAATCACCCAGGGGAAATAAGTGCTTTCAATTACCCAGGGCAGGGCAGATGTAAGAGCGCCACCCAGGATCACCAGGGCAGCAGACCACTTAGACACCCCAATGAAGTGGCCAAAGGCCAACAGGCCAACACCCAGGGCAAGCATACCAGCACCCAGGCCAGCCAGGATCAGCACCCTTTTCTCTTTGGCAGCAGCATCCAGCTCAAGCTGCTTATCATCACAGTGCTGCTTCAAGGCTGAGATTTCCAGCTGTGCCTGCTTCTGCTGGGCTTCCATCTTTGTCCAAAGGCCATCAAGCTCACCCTTGAGCTTCTGCCCATAGGCCACTGCCTCAGCTATGGCTTTGGGATCAGCAGCCTGCGCGCGCTGCCTGGCAAATGCCACATCACCTTCTGGGGCATTGGGCAAATAGGCTGCAGCAATAGACAGCTCAGCTTCCACCTTGGCAGGCTGGCCTTCCTTATTGGCTTCCCTGGCTACCTGGACAGAAGCAGCCACCCTGTGATCAGCTTTGTCTAGCTTGTCACCAAAGACCTGGGTGGTCTGCTCACCTGGTTCAGCCTGGGGTGTTGGCAGATCTTCCTTGGGCTGGCAGGATTGGAACAAAGCCAGCAGGCCAATCAGTGCCAGGCGCATTGGCTTACTTCTTAGCAGCAGCCAGCACAGCCTTGGCCTTTTCTTCAGCAGCCTTTAGCTTGGTAATATTGTTTCGATAGACCAGGATGCCTGTGGCCGCGCCTAAGAGGTAACAGGTGACAGATGTGATGAGCAGGATCATAGAGATTATTTTAATTTAAGCTGGGCAATCTTTGCATCTACCTGGGCAAGAGTGCCCACATAGGAAAGGTATGCAGTGAAGTAGCGCACAGGCTTGGTGGCCGTTGCCTTCAGGATAATCTTGCTGCCATTGTGAAGCAGGATGGTCTGCCCCTGGCTGGCCGTAACATTGTAGGGCTGGCCGTCACTGCCAGGGATGATAGGATTGGAAGGCATAGGATTAAGGATAATTGATGGGGATTGTGCCCTTGATGCCGTTAAACTTTATATAGATGTAAACATCAGCAGGGAAGGTGTCATATGTGGTGGTATATGTCCAATCTGCTGTGGTAGAAACAGAACCCTTTGCATCCTGTGAAATTGAACCATCAGCATTTTCCACATAGACTGTAGCAGCACTAGCAATGTATGCGCTGACAGGCTTAAAAGTTATAGTCCATTCACCAGGTGATGGAGAAGTGCCTGTGAACACACTGCCTTTGACATTTGCTATGGCAAATATGTCACCGAAATTTGCACCAGCCACAGGTGCAGTGGTGATCACTGTGCTGTCAGGGAAGGTTACACCTGTGGTGCTGATAGACAGAGTGCTGCCACCACCTGTAATTGTTACACCTGTGGGGGCAATAGATGTATTGTAAGAAGATCCAGAAACAGAAACTTCATCATAAGCAATGAAAGCGTTTTGGGTGTTGTCACCTGTCATCTGCACACCAAAGCCCCAGCCAGCCACTTCACTGTCATAGGTGGCATCAGCAATCTGCAATGTGCTGTCTAAAATGATTGGCTGGAAAGCCCCACTATACCAATTGCCCAAGTGACCACCCTGCCAATTAAGCTCATACCCCACAGCACAGATCAGGCTGATGCCATTGTAACCACCTGTGCTATTATCAAATGTGCCCTTGGTAATATTCTGCAAGCCTACTGCATCAAAGGTGATTGCACCTGTCATTGTGCCACCAGCCAGGGGAAGGAAAGAACCACCCCCGCCACCAGCAGCAATGGCTGCATCTGTTTCTGCAATGCTGTAAACATCCAGATTTGCGCGCGCAGTGACAACGCTGGTCACATCAGATAGGTCATTTGCCTGGCGCAGATAACGGCCATCACCTGTTGCCTCAGTCAGCACAGGATCAAGGGTGACTGCATTGACTGTGGTTTCATCTACCACAGATGAGCGCAGGGTGCAGGGGATTTGCAGGATGGTCTGGGTATCAGTGCCATCAGCAATCTCTACTTCCAGGGTGGTCTGGATGCTTTCAGCCCCATCAAGATAGCTGATTGCATTGGCCGTATTGATATCCAGATCACCTTCAAAGCCAGCAAAGGAAAGCAGGCCAGCACTGCCACCTGTCAGGCCACCAGCTCCTGGCTCAGCTGTAACAGTGATATCATAGGCATAAGCCCCCACCTGTTGCACACTGACCTTATCCAGCAGGGCATCTTTGCTCAGTGCGTTTTGCACTTCAAGGGCAGTGCTGCCCACAGCAATTGCTGATGTGCTTACATCTGTGCCTGTGTCTGCATCAAAGCCCAGGGTGAAAGTGCCAGCCTTAGGGTCAGGGCTGATGCTTGCGCGATAAGTGGCGCGCGCACCATCCCAGGCAGAAAGCACAGAAGTGCTGATTGTGCTTGGGGTGATGGCCGTGAAGCTTGTGGCCAGGGCAGCGACATTCTGCTGCAAATGCACCAGCACGATCTCAGGGGTGGTGGCATCACCTTCCTGCAGGACAGAAATGCCAACAGTGCTGAGGGGGATGAGCGCGCTGCCATCACCTGTGAAAGCACCCCTGCTGCCATTGTTGACAAATTTGATGGCATAATTGTCACCTGTCTTGCTGACTGTCACCCCACCAGCAGCTGTAATGCTGGCCAAAGCATTAAGGTCAGTTTGAAGATTTGCAGCTGTGACAGCATAGCTTTGATTTGATGTAGTATTCCCACCAAAGGTAAGGTGGAAATGGCCAGATGTAGGGCTGGCATCAATAGCACCAATGGCCACCTTGATCCCTGGAGTGCCAAGGCCAGCCACTTCCTGGCGGGGGTAAGTGCCCAGCCCTGTCTGCTCAATAAAGTAAATGCGCAGCTTGGCCATATCACCCAGGAAGAAGCTGGGATTGCTGATGGGGCTGGTGCTGCTGTAAGTGGCATAGGCCAGCCCAGCAGACACATCAATGAACAGGCTTTGGGTGGTAGGTAATGGCATCGGCTTCTAAAATTGCTGATAGGTCAATCAGTGGCATCTGGGGAAACAGACCTTAAGACCAGCCCACCAAATTGCACCCAGGTATCCAGGCCACCATTGATTTGATGTGTGACCACATTGGTGGGCAGAGTAGTGCCAGCCATCAAAGCTTCATAAGATGATTGAAGGGCTACCACCACAATGGGGATTTCACTGACTGTGGCAGCATTGACCTGGTAGCTGTAGCCAAAAGGCGCGCCAGGATCTGCCACCCATTGGGCTGTGCTGGTCAGCACTTCAAAGAACCCTGTATAAGTGCGGCCAATAAACCAGGGGTGATCTAGGAGCAGCATCTGATTTAGTGGCCACTCTGTCTGGTAAGGCACATACCCAGAAGGGGGTGTGGTGGGCACTGATCCAGGGATGCCAGGATTGCCTGAGGTATAGCCATTGATCCCATCATTGGGGGTAACATACCTAACACCTGGGGCATATTGTGGTTCATAGGCATAAAAGACCTGGCTGCAATTGCACCCCAGATACATCTCACCATTGGGCAAAGGGATGGGTGCAAACATCAAAGCAGCTGGAGTAGCTGCCAATGAGCTGCTTGCCCCCTGGCCTGTATAGCCATCACTGAAATAATTAGACGCGCTGCTGTAGGCATCAGCATCATAGCTGACCACAGGGGATTGGATGGCTGTGTGCAGTGGCCTTAATACCAGACGCATCCCATTGGTGGTGCTGGCTGGCTCATAAAGCGACCAGGTGCGGAAGCTTGCCCCATCCACTTCCACAGCTGGGCTGGCTGTGCCCCCTGTGTGCCTGTCATTCTTCTGATACACCAGGCCATTGAGCTGCACAATTGATGCGCTGGTGGCTGCTGGTGTGCCCCATACAGGTGGGCTTTCAGTCAGCCTGGCATAATACCCATTGGGATAATAATCAGACATTGAACCAATACCAATATGCCCCTGATGGGGATGTGGCTACCCTGGCAGTGATCAAGCTGGCGCGCACCAGCTGGCTGATCTGCAGGCTGTTGCCTGTCTTTGTCACTGAAGCAAGGGCAAGATGCCCCAGGCTGGCTGTGTCAGCTGGCAAGGTGGCAGCAAATAATATTTCAACAGTGGCTGGAAAGGGTGTGCCACTTGCCCTGGTAGCTTTCAGATAGATATACCCTGTGGCACTTACTGCCAGCTGTGGGATGGTAGCTGCATCAATGAAATTGCCCCCAATCGTTGGGATCACTTTGTTTACCGATCCAGGCTGCACAGACACAGCAGGGGCTGTGGCACTGATGGCATTGGTGTAAACCTCAAGGGCAGCGCGCTTCCTGCCTGGGGTGTCCACATTTAGGCTGTAGCCCTTGCTATCACTTGTGAAGGTGTAGCCCACACCTGGCTGCAGCTTGCTCATTAATTGTGTGTTTCGTAGATGAAGCTATGCCAGCCACCTGTGGCCACCCTGAAGGTAAAGCGCACTTTATACACATTGGCATAAAGCTCATAATTGCAGGATGTCAGCAGGCCATATCTGATGTGATAAGCACTGATGGGCTTAAGCACAGGGGGTATGATCATATCAGCTGCACCAGGGATTGTGTTGAATGTCTTGCCCACCATCTTCTGATTATTCAGCAGGATTTCCTTACTGTTTGTATAGTAAGTGCCTGAAAATTGTAGGTCTGGTGCAAGGTAGCTTTTCACCCCCACCAGGGCATTTGACAGCGCAGCTGCATTGGTAAGAGGGAAAGCCCTATCAGCAATATCCCAGCCCAGATCCTTAAGGGGTTTGCCTGATGTGCCAGCCTTGCCTGTGGCAAAGTTAGGATGCACTTCAATGGGCTGAGTGCTTAGGGCTGTATCACCAGACACCATCACCCTGGTCATCTGGCCTGCAGCCAGGCCAACATAATCAGCTGAGATCGTGGCCAGGTCATTATCATTGATTGAATAGGTGGCCTTATGGCAAAGCAGACGGCCATCCTTTGGGTGGGCTTCATTCTCCTTGGGCTTCTTTGACTCAGCAGAGTTAGCATCACAGATGAAGGTCAGCCTGGATGTGAGCAGGCCAAAGCCATCATTCTCAATTGTCCAGCCAGGCTGGAGCTGTGGGGTGGTGAGCTTATCACCCTGATATTTTTTGGCCATAGGTTAGACAGTGAACATTGATTGATTGGGATCTTTAGTGAAATCCACACCCTGCATTTTGCCAGATGCGATTTCCTCGCGCAGCTCCACCACTGCCTTGAGGATTTCCTTCTCGGTTTCAGCAATGCTTTTAAGGTATTCAGGAGCAGGATCAGATGGGATGAATTCACCTGCCATAGCACCCCCGATTTCTCGCAGGCTGGACACAGTAAGCTTGGCATTTTTGGCAGCTTCCTTGGCCTTATCATCCTTTACCTTCTGGGCTTCATCAAGATCCTGGGCTGTGCGCTTGGCATCATTCTTTGCAGCTGCTTCCTTATCCTTTTCCAGATCGGCCTGGCCTTTTGCAATGTCAGTCAAAGCCAAAGCCACAGCTTCTGCATTAAGCCTTTCCATTTCCAATTCAGTAAGGGCTGCAGCTGAGCCAGCACCAGCTGCAGATCTAGCCAGGGCTGCAGCTTCCCTGCGTTTCTTAAGGATGGCCAGCACTTCTTCTTGTGCCTTAAGGTCTTTTGCTGCAGATGCAGGGCTAAGCACAATGCCACCAGCTGTAGTGCCTTCAGCTGCTCTTTCACCAGCCCTAGCCAGCACTCCTGCCACTTCAGGATCACTACTTTCAAGGAAAATTCTTGTGGCTTCTGTCGCAGCAATTGCAGCCTGCTCCCTGTTCTTTGCCTGCTGCTCCCTGCGCTTCTTTTCCTCAATTAAAGTAATCTGATCCTGGCTGATGCCTGGATCTTCACCATACCCATTGGCAATCTGCTGTGCCTTGAGCAGCACAGGGATAAGGTCTGCAGCACTCTTGCCCAGCATTGTGGTGGCCAAGGCCATCCTGTCTGTGTTGGAAGATGCACCACCCATAGCAATGCCCATTGCTTCAATAACCTGGATGGGCTTAAGCATACCAGCTGCAATCTGCTCAGCTGAGAAGCCCAAGGCAGTCAGCATCTTTTCCTGCGCGCTGCCACTGATGGTGGCCTGATCAATGATGTCAGTGACCTCACTAAATAGCTTGGCCACCTTATTAACCCCAATGCCACTTGCCTCAGCTGCCTTGCTAAGCCTTAGAAATTCATCAGTGGCCACACCAATATCTGCAGCCTTATCTGAAATCCCTGTGTAAGCTTCAATAGACTCAGAAACCTTCTTCTTCTGGGCTTCAATGGCTTCACCAATCATTGATATTCCTGTATGCACTAGGGTAAGTGGCGCAGCAAAAGACAAGAAGCCTTTGGCTAGGTCTGTGCCTAGGTTCTTAATCTTCTTTTGCACTGTCTCCACAGCCCTGGATGCCTGATCCCTGGCTGAAATTGTGAAAGAAAGGTCGTTACTCATTGTGCTTCTTGGCTTCTAATTCTGCCAGATGGTCAATCAATTCTTCATCATCTGTGGTGAGGATATCCAGCTTAGCCCCCTGCTGGATATTGAAGGCAGTGGCCAGCCATAGGGCTTTTGCCTCAGGCATATTGAGCGCATCACTGTAGCTCATCCCATTTCTGACCAGGGTGGCCAGGATGCTAAGCTGCCAGGGGATTGAGCTTTCCCCGCTGCTGGCTTTCTTTTCGTAAAACTTGGGATAAGATCCCTGCTGGTTTATGTGCTTAACGAAAGCCAGGGATGCCTCAGCCATCCTGGGCTTGGATAGGGTAAGCACTAAAGCCTTCCATTTGTCGGCCAGGGTAAAGCCATCAATGCTTTCATCTGCACAGATCTTGATGGCCAGCAGCAGATCTGTGGGAGTGAGCTCCTTATCCTGCGCCACATAGGGGCTGGCAATTCCCTCCAGAAAGATCCTGTGCTTTAGGCAGAAGGGCTTAAGCTTCTTGCCCAGGATGGATGTGCCTGAGGGGGTGAGGAAGGCACTGAAAAATCTAAGGTCTGCCATTACAGCAGACCTTAAGAAGCCCAGCCTGGAAGGTCAATCTGCCTTAAGCAGATGTGACCTTTTCGTATTGTGCAGCTGTAACACTGATGCGCATAAAGCCCTTGGCTTCCCCGCGCTCCTCAATCTGGGTGATGTGCCCACTAAACGCATACCCATTACCTGTGAAATCAATCTTAGTGCCAATTGTAACAGCATAGGCTGAAGGCACAAGACCTTCCACAGTCAGATTTTTGCGCTCATCTGAATAGCGTATTGCAATCACTTCACCTAGGGCATTTGTCACTTCATCAGCATTACCATAGCTAATGCTGGTGGTATAGCTTTGAACAGTTAAGCCTGTCACAGTGCCAGCTGTGCCATAAATGTGGGCTGTGCCCTGTGTCTTAATTGCCATTGGTATAGTGGTTTAATAATGCACCAAAGGTCAAACACACCATCAGGTGTTACTCAGGCAGATCAGCACATCAAAGGCCAGGGTGGTCATAAAGGCGCGCTCACCCCTGCCTTCATCCAGGCTGGTCTGCGTTACATCATAGCAGGTGGCATCATTGATGGTGACAAAGCTGGCCTTGATGGTGGCCAGGTCATTCATCAACCCCATCACATCCTGGGAAGCTTCCCTGTGGGTGGCAATGGTGTCATCATCAATGCTATTGAAGATGCCAATATTGACCTTGCACACATAATTGCCCAAGCCCTGGGAGATCTCACCAGGGTAGGCTGCACTCTCACAGCTCACAATGATGCTGGGCAGCTCAAGCTCAGTGGCTGCTTGGCCTTTAAAGATTGTATAACCATTAAGGGCAGCTTCTGCATCAAGCACAGCAGCCAGGGCATCTTCAGTGATATTCAGTGGGGATTTGGATGGCATAAAGTGTTAGGTAGGTGATCTGCCTGTGTTGGCTTTCTCAATAGCAATCCGCATAAAATGACGCATCCTAGCAGACATTTTTCCAGCGCGCACACCAATCACAAAACGCCTAGTGCCTGCGAGGTAGCCCACCCCAAAGATATTGCCCAGGTCATTGCGCACTGTCATATGCACATCATTGGCTGCTCCATTAAAGATATTAAGCCCCACAGATCCGTGGCCTGCAGGGTGACGGGAAACCCAGGTGGGCATCTTACGCAGGCCAAATTTCTTTTCCACCCCATTGATCTTAGGTGTGCCAATCTTATTAATGGCAGAAATCCAGCCTGCCTTCATAAAGCCTACCCTAAGCTGTCTGGTCTTAATGTATCTTTCAATAATCTGGATGGACGCAAAGTGGGGCTGCTCACCCTTCACCTGGCCTGTGATTGGATCTCGGCCACCATTCTTTCTGATGCGTCCTTTATACATCTTTCTGATGCGATCGTGGCGCGCCTTCAATGCACTGTCATTTTCAATGATGCCAATGCGTCTGCCACCAAATCTGCCAAATAGATTTTGGGCGCGTTTAAAGGCGCGCTCAGGGTTTGTATCCTGCCAGATCTTCATTGCCAGCCCCTGTGTCTTTGGTGGCTTGCCCATCCTCCACTTGGTAAATTTGGCCAAGCTATTCTTCTTTGACCCCATAGCTGAAGCCAGGGTTTTGCTATCCTCACCCACCACTGTCAGCACATCATTTGCAACAGCCCAATTGCCCCAATGCTCAGCAATCTTCTTATCACCCTTGCCACCTAGCTTGCCATTAAGTGGTGGGCTGAAATCAATGGCAGCGCGACAGGTCAAAGCCCCTTCCTCTTTTACCAGGTCAATGCTCATCTGTTTTGTGTAAGCACCAAAATCAGCATACACCTTTGTAAGCTGCGCGTGTAGGTTTCGATTAACTGTGATGATGATATCAGACATAGCTTATCTGGTATTTTCATCCACCACTGTCAGCTGCACCCAGGCAGATCCAGGCTTTCTGAAAGGCTTGCTGGTGATCCTGAAGATACGGCCAGCCCAGGTGAGCTTCTTGCCAAAGGCCATATCAGCTGAAGCAGCCAGGGCTGCAGCTGTGGCTGGGATCTTCACTGTGGTGCTGATCTGATCCATCAGGCCACCAGCATCCAGGGTAGGATTTAGGGTGGCATCAGATACCATAGCTGGGAAAGTGTTAGCCCCAATGGTCACTGTCTGCCCAGCTTCAGCTGTCATAGCTGTGGCATCAGCCAACATCATTGCAATTAAAGCTGCATCCATATCAATGCACCAAAGGTCTATTAGCTTTGCTGGCATACAGGGCTGGCTGGCTGTGCCACCTGGCTTGCCCCAGGAAGCCTTTGCCCTGGCTACCCCTGACCAGGATACCCACCAAAGCAGAAAGCCCCCGCCAGGGTAATCTGGCGGGGGCTGGGTGCTTAGCTGTTGGCCTGCTGGGTGCGGGGGTGTCTGGTGTTATCCAGGTGGAAGTGGACAATCCACTGCTGGCCATTGGTGTCATCCTTTGCCCAGGTGTCTGCCCTTCCTCCGCAGCTCCATTTGTAGTTTCTGCCTTCCCCAATCCAGGTGGCCACTGCCTCAGCCTTCTCCTTGGCCGTAGCCAGGGGGCAGCTTGAGTAGGTAGCCCAAGCCCAATTGCCACCACCCCTGACATTATCAGGGATGAAAGGACAGGCTGGGCTGGCTGGTTTCGGGGAAGCCTCTGCAGGCTTGGTGGTGATCTTGCGTTTTGTCATTGTGTGTTTTGGTTTGTATCCCTGGCAGGCTTGCGCCTGGCCAGAAAGGTAATCACCACCATCAGCTGTCAAAGATCAGAGTGATATGCTGTCTATCACTTCTAACATCATAGCACATCATTTGCTTTTGTCAACACATCATTTCTACAGCTCCAGGCAGTGGACACAAAAAAACCCCACCATTTCTGGTGGAGCTTGATGATCAGCTAAGTGCCTAAGCTTAGGCTGTCTTTACTCGCTTACCAGCTGTGGCGCGCGCGGTCTTGACACCAAAGCGCATTGTGGCCGTGAAGCGCAGCACACCATCTGTATCCTGTGCGCGCAAGACCTGGACAGACAGACCAGAAGGATCAGTAGCTGTGGACACATCACCAGGGAACATACCAGCATAAGGCAGACCCATACCAATTGCGAGTGCGTCAGCACCGCAGGCAAAAGCTGCGAGATTTTCAGAATTGGTAGGAAGGTCAGTGAATTCAAAGACCTGGAAGCCAGCAATCGTGCCGATCAGACCAGACGAAATCAGGGAGGATTGACCAGCCTGATTGAAAGGAGCTGTCAGGGTAGCATCCTTGCGGAGCGCGCCAGCATAAGCACCATTGACCAGGAGGCAGCGGGGATCACCAGCCTTGGCATCATTGAGATCTGTATTGAGATCAACGACCTGGGCATAATTGAAATTAGCTGCAGTGATCACTTCATTGGCCGAGAAGTTAGCATTGACCAGCTCAGCACCAATCAAGGCGTGAAGCTTCTTAGAAAGCTGGTTGATGGCTTCAGGCACAAAGGCGTTGGCCAGGTATTGCTCACCATATTCACCCACTTCATCAGGAGTAAATTCCTTGGTGCTGTGGTAATGTTTAAGAAGCACTGTGACACCTGTAAGGTCTGCGTTGTCACCTTCCTTATAGCCACCATTGGCCTTGGAGAATTCCTTGGCAACGCCACCCGAAACCAGATTGACCTGGATCGACTTGCCAACGGCATTGGTGGTGAGGTTTGTGGAGAAAGCGGAGAGGACACCCAAGCGACCCTTAAGGCCAGCCAGGACGATTTCGGAGAGAACAGCAGGAGCTGCTGTGAATGTGTTAGCCATTTGATTTAGTTATTTAGGTATTAGAGTTAGGGGAAAAATTAGAAGCCAGGAGCAATGATGCTCTTGTGCTTTTGGAAGAAGGCTTGGCGCTCAGCACCAGGCTTCATTGCCATAAAGGATGCAAAGATCTGCTTGGCATCCTGGGCTTCAGCCAGCGCGTCAGTAGCTGGGGAATTGGCCACAGGCTTAACACCCAGGGAAGCTACCACCTTGGCAGCTTCCTTGCTGGCTGTGATCTGATTGGCCTGGGCTTCAGCAAGCTGCTTGGCCAGGGTATCCTTCTCACCTGTGAGGATGGCAATGATGCTTTCCGCATCAGCCAGCTTCTTTTGGGCTTCAGTGGCCTCAAGCTTGATGGCTTCAGTGCTGGCCATCTTCTCAGCTGCTAAGGCTTCAAAAGCCTTCTTCAGCTCAGAGTGTTCAGCCTGGGCAGTGCCAAGGCTGGCATTGAGCTGAGCAACCATTTCTTCAGGGGTGGAGGATGTAATTTCTGTGGCCATCTTATTAATGCACCAATGGTCAAATCACTTCTTGAAAGCTTTGGCCTGGATACCCTGGCTGGCTGTGCCTTCCAGCTGGCCAAGCAGGATCTTCAAGCTGTCGGCCAGACCTGTCACCAAGCCCTTTGCTGCAGCTTCTTTGCCAGACATTGTGCCACCATTTAGATCAGCATCAGCCACCATTGTGCGCTTCATCTTCACGGAAGCCTTAAAGCTGTTGGCAGCATCCATCACGGATTTCTGCAGATAGGCATCCTGGGCTTCAGTGATTGGCAGGCCAGGGACACCAATGCCCTTAAGCTCATCAGATCGATAGATGCGGACATTGATGCCCATTGCCTTGGCTTGCTCAGATACATCTGTTACCACAGCATACACACCCACGCTCCCTACAGAAGCTGAGCTGGATGCCACCAGGCGCGTGCTGGCACTTCCGATCCAATAGGCAGCGGAATTCATTGAGCCAGATGTGTAAGCAATTGTTTCCTTCCCAAGCCCCCTGATCTTATTGGCCAATTCCTCCACCCCATCAATCGTGCCACCATCTGAATTGATATTGAACAGGATGCGCTTGGCATCAGATGCCATACCCTGGTCAATCCAATCATCCACTGTTTCCACATCAGTAGCACCAATGCCTTCAAGTGGGCTTAGCCCCTTGCCAATCATACCCTGGATAGGGATGATAAATGTGCTGCCTACCTGGTAAGGCTTAGGAGCTTCACCAAAAAATTTGGATAGGAGATCAGTAAAGCCCTGCTTTTGGACTATGGCCAGGTGCTGCTGTGCAACCTGGTAATCTACCAGGAAGGGGCGTTGACCATTGATTGCTTTGATAAGTGAGCGCATAGGGTTTAAAGTTAGGCAGGCTGATCAGGAGAAGGCAGGCTGCCATCAGCCTGGGCAATCTGGAATTCAGTGGCAGTAGGTTTGCCCTGGCCATCTTGCAGCCAATTGAAGCCTGGCTTGTATAGCATCCAAAGTGGCAAGCCTTCAGCTTCAGCCAGCTCCTTGATAAATTTGAAATCCTTGGCGCGCTTCACCATCTCAGTGCGCAGATCCAATCCGCGCTGGGCATAAAGCTCAGACATAGAAAGCAGCCCCAGCTCCACATCAGCACGATCCTGGGCAGCATCACGGCCAGCATCAATGGTAAGGCGTTTAGGTGTAGTGCAGCTGACCTTCCACCAATCGGGGCTGTCAGGCAGCTCACCATTGGCAATCTTAGTGCCAATCACATACCTATAAATAGGGATGATAAAACGCTCAATCAGGATGGTCTGCCAGCGGGAAAATACCCTGTCACTTTTGGCAGCAATTAATCTCAGTGCTGCGCCCCCTGCTTCAGAAGGGTTAATGAATTCATAGGGGATAGATCCCCTGCTGATATCAGATTGGATGGCCTTAAGGAAAGAAACGAAATTTCCATTTGGCCGTTTGCTTTCTAAGCTGCCAAGGCTTTCACCTGGCTCAAGCACAGCCAGCTTGCCCCCTAGCTTTCTGGCCAGGGTTTCACCATTGCTGCCACTTGTGCCCATCTCATCCTTAAGCTGGCCTGCGACAAAGCCACCTTGCTTGTGCAACACCCTTGTGAAATCGGAGTCATTGCGGACAGCGAGCATTTCCAATTTGAGTAGCTCATCCTCCGATTGAATATCTGCCCAGCTGTGTTGAAGCAGGGGAAGCCCCCGCGCGCCAGATGAATAATCCTGCTCACAGATGTGCATCACAGAATTGGCAGGGATCTCCCTGCTGACCTTATTGGGCTGCAGAAAATTGTAAGATACAATTCTGCCAACACTGTCAAAGCGCACACCATCAATCATCCCTTCAGGCACAGGCACTCCCTCAGGGTTGCCTACCTTATGCCCTTCCACCAGCTGGATCTTGGGATTGCCAAGCTCATCTGTGGTCAGGATGCCAAAGCTGTCACCATCACGCAGCGCGCCCCTAAGGGGCAGGCGTTGCAGATCTACCCAGGAAAATCGCCCTGACAGATCCAGCTGCTTGGCTGCTTCAGCAAAAGCTTCTTCATAAATCGCAGCCTTATCCCCATCTGCACTGTGGCATTGGATGGTGATGCCATCTGCCCCACACACATAGGTCACATAATCACCCAGGATCTGGCGCACCAGGCCACAATTGCGCTCACCATACCTCAGGCGCTTAATCATTTCCAGCCTATCATTGGCTGTGTAATCCACTGAGAAATCTACAGCTGTGCCATAGATTGCAGCACGATTGGTGCTGGCCTGGATGCTAGTGAATTGAGCTGAGCCAGCCAGGTGCTTAGGTTTAGCACCATCACCCTGGATGGTAGGCTGTGTGGTTTTGCGTTTAGCCATAAATTAATCTTCCAGATTTTGCCAATTGGATTTGATAACAGTGGTGCGCTCACCATAGGTCACGCTGTCCGCAGCTGATAGGGCAAAGCAGGCTTCACTGAAACGCTCCTTGGCAGGCATTGTGATGGCCTTGCTAACACTTGTGCCACTGTCACTGTAGCTTGTGGTGATCACCCCTGTGGTTAATTCCACCAGGGCAGCATCACGGATTGCCACAAGAGTGAGAACAGGAAGCCCAATAAAAATCCCTGAAGAAGCCATTTGAAATTGCACCAAAGGTCAATGGGGGTGCTTGCTGGCCTGCCCCACATTACAATGATCCCACCCGATTGCTTTGCACAGACCAGCAAGCACTTGCCTTATCCTGCCCCATCAGTGGCCTGTGTCAATCCACCTTCAGGCTGCGCGCCTGGCCTTTCTTCTTCAGACACATCCCTGCCAATGATGCCCCAGCGCACAGCCAGGATCACACCCATACAGGCACAATCCCAGGCGTGATTGCCTGCTGTCTTTCCAGCTGGCATAATCCAATGGGCTTTGCCTGATCTGCTATCCTTCACCCTCACTTCAGCTGTGAGCTGTGCCACATAATCATCAGGCACATTTCTTGCATAGGTATGCAGCCTGCGTTTCTGCAATCCAGCCAGGAGATCCTTAGTGGCCAGATTGCTCCACACAATCATTTCACATCTGCGCGCCTGGCCTGGCACAAAGATCAGCTGCTTGTCGGAATAAAATCGTTTGGTGGTTTTAGTGCCCATATCCTGCACAGTGAAATCAGCCTGGCCACTTCCTCTCAGTGCCTTCCATCCCCTGGCTGCACATTGGGCATAGACCTCTTGCGTCTGATCTCCTGAGTCAACACCAGCCAGGGCTTTGTTTACCTGGTGGAGTTTAGCCAGATCATCAAGCTGTTGCCAGGTGTCCACCTTGCCAAACCAGCGCAGCCTGCTGTGGCCTGTCTTGCTCCAGCTCCTTACCTCAGCCCAGAAGAAGCCCCGCTGCACATCTATGGAAAGGGTGCGGAAGGGCACTGAGCCATCAGGGATATTGCTGCTGTGGATA